TTCAGATCCTTCGGGGTAATCTTCCTCGGCCTCTCCAGCCACAGAATCAGGTAGCCGGCCAGGTCTTGTGCCGTGTCGTCAATCGTCTCGTCGCTGACCTGTGCTCCGTTGTCCAGAAGACGTACAAACCGCTGGATCTTGTCCGACATGCGGACCAGCAACGCTGCGTCCATCGGCATTGACGGTGCCAGCAGAGGCGGCTTGTAGGCTGATTGTCCGTAGTCGGCGTGCTTGCGTTGCAGGAGTGAGGCGATGGCCTGCGCTCGGTGCATGAAGCGGCAGTTGAGGTCTTCCTGTTGGGTGTTAGGGTGGCCGATGAATTGCTCAAGTTCCTGATTGTTCATTGCATTTCCCTGTGTGCGGCGTGAATGCGTGAAAGTCCCGACTGGCCGGAATTCGCTAAGTTTCATTTTCCCCTCTGCTCCCTCGGTGCCCGCTCGCAGCACTCTTTGGTGAACGTCTTGCGGTACTGAATCCACCTTGGACCGAAGTTGCCGCCAAGGTTGGTGGTCGTGGTTGCCGTTGCCACATGCTCGAATGGCGACCAGTGACCAGATGCAGCGAGCCTGTCATGCAGTGCGATGTCTTCGCCGATGTCGCGGCGGCCATCGTGTGTGAGGTATGAGACGCGGGCGCAGCGGCCGGTTGAGATTTTGTGAACCATTTCCGATGCAAGTGAAACGTCTCCATTGCACCTTTTCAGGCACTCCAGCCGATCTTCGTCATTGACCATCGGAGTGTGCGATACACACCACTCCATCGCCAGTGGCACGCTCCCGTCATAAGCATCCCGCGCCATGTACGCGATTTCCTGCATGTGTGGCTCGGCGTCCTTGTGGCACCGCAGCGAAAAGAAGTTCTCCCACGCCTTGTCGACGCCGGTTGCGATCACCGTAATCCACATCCATGGCTCGACGATGCGGTTGACGATTTGCTTGTGCAGGCCATTGGAGTTGAGATTCTCCGCGTAGTGCAACGCACAGTCCCAAGCGGCCAGCCACTCCAGTTTGCAAGTGTGCTTCATCTCGTTGCTGAGTTCGGCACCTGCCTGCATTCCCTTTTGATTCTTCCCCCAATTGACGGGAATGAAAGGCTCTTCGCGGATGTCCTTGAGCATCTTCGCCACGGGAATCGCTCGACTGCTGGCGGCGTTCCTGCTGAATGCACGGTGCGTCATGAATTCCGAGTGAATGCACCGCGGATACGTCAGTTCCATCGTCGTGAGGCGTGATTCCGGCAGTTTCGGAAACACCCCCATTGGACTGGCTTCTGTCTCCGGGTTGAGAGAGTCGCACAGCACCTTCGCAGAGAATCCCATTACGTTGCCTTTTGTGGTTAGTGGTGGTAGTTGCTGTATCTTGTGGTTGGCGGTGGGTGAGGTGACTACTCAACCTCGCTGATCCCGCCGTCGATGTAATTGCTCGACCATTCCCGCCAAAGCTCCTGCTTGTACTCTTCCAGTTCTGCCGGGTCGGTCGGAACCTTGCACTTTGGCACGGTGATGATCTCCTCGTGCTCAGCCTGCGGATAACCAATCGACAGCGTGACGCGGAATTTCGCCACATCGCTAGCTGGTCTGGTCATTGTTCTTGCCTTTCAGAATGGAACTTCACCCCAGCCATTGTCATCAATCTCGGCCGGCTGAAACTCGTCGTAAGCTTCGCCGTGTTCGATGGCCTGCGCTGCTTGCTCGAAACTGTCGTCGCGTTCTGTGCTGACTGGTCCAGGCTTATCGCCAGCAAACTTGTAATCTGTGATTGTGGGGAACTTGTTGCCGCTAACCTCTTTGACGGTGATGCGCGATGCACGCCACACCCCACCGGCGTCAGCAATCTCTGCCGCTTCGCTGGCCAGCGCTGGCATCGGGTTGGATGACCGCTTGCGCCACCAGGTGCGAGCCTTGCCAAGTGCAAAACCTTCGGGGTGCTCCACGCAGACCCATTCCGAGATGAACACGTTCAACGCAACCTGATAGTCGACTCGCAACGTCTTGGGTGCGTCTGCATCAGCGCCTCGCTTGGCATGTGGCCGATACGTGATGTCACGCACCTCGTATTCAGTCACTGTCACCTGACCTGAGACAACGCCTTGCGTGCCGGCTTGCGGGTTGTGCGGGTCTTTGGCGTTGATGTCAAAGACATGACCACAGACGCAGAACCTCGTCGAGATTGGCACTTCCGCTTCGCATTCGGGACAGGTTTTCTTCGGTGCCAAGGCTTCTTCTTCGGCCTTGCGTTGTTCCTTGGTTTTGATCTGGTCAATCGGTCCATGCCGCTCGACGTTGCCGCCAAAATCCAGAATCAAGCAATCCGCTTTGCCGGGATTCAGACGCAGGCCACGGCCAACGATTTGATAGTACAAGCCGGGTGACAACGTACTGCGGAGCATCGCCACGCAATCGACGTTTGGCGCGTCAAAGCCAGTGGTCAGCACGTTGATGTTGACCAGGTACTTCAGACTGCCGGCCTTGAACTCTCGTAACAGCCGTTCGCGGTCCTCTGGTGCCGTCTCTCCGGTCAGGTACTCAACATCACAGCCAAGCACCTTGAGAGTTCGAGTCACCTGCAGGCAATGTGACGTTCCGCAGGTGAACACCAGCACAGAACGTCGACCGGTCGCATCAACCGCGGCAATGATTTCCTTGCAGGCTTGGAGCACAACAGACGGCTTATTAAAGGCTCCTTCCAGTTCACCCGGAAGGTATTCACCCGCACGAATCTTCACGCCGGTGATGTCGGTCTTTGTGCCAGCCTGAGAAATGAGCCGCGACAGATACCCTTCATCAATCAGGCGCTTGACGCTGACCTCGTAGCAAATCTGTTGGAAGATGCGGTCTTCACCGCAGATCAAACCAGAGTCCAACCGATACGGCGTGGCTGTCAATCCGATGATTCGCATCTGCGGGTTAATCTCACGCAGGCCACGAATCAAGGTCTGGTACATGCTGGCTTCGTTGTCGCTGATAAGGTGTGCCTCGTCGACGACCATAATGTCAACGAAGCCGATGTCTGTCGCCTTTTTATAGATGCTCTGGATGCCGCCAACGGTGACCGGGAAGCCTGTCTGCCGCTTGCCGAGGCCAGCCGAGTACAAGCCAACGTCGATGCCGGGACACATGGCGGCAAGCTTGCTATGTGCCTGCTGCAGCAGTTCCTTGACGTGTGCCGTTACCAGGCAGCGACCTTCCCAGCGAATCACGTCTTGGCAAATCTGAGCAATCACCAGCGTTTTTCCGCCGCCAGTTGGCAGAACAACCAGCGGGTTGGCGGAAGCATGGGCGCGGATGAAGTCCCATGCTGCGGCAACAGATTCGGATTGGTAGTAGCGGAGTGAGAGGATCATTGGCTCCCCCACTGCATGGCCATCGCATCGGCAATGCCTTGGTAGGTTCTGCTGCGGTTCTTCTGCCTGTCCGGACTTGGTGGCATGCGGTGGATTCTTGCTTCACGTCCTTCAACGATGTTCGTTGGCACGAGCAGCGGCAGATTCTTCAACCACAGGCACGTTGCTTTCGTCTCGCCGTGCCCGAATTGCCACGGTTGGATGATCTGGTCTGGCTTGCAGATTGCGGTCGAGAGAACGCTGACAGGGTTCTCCATGCAGATTCTCGGGATTGGTGCGGACCAGAGTTGTTGAGCAAATTCAATGGCTCGTCTCTGCTCTGGCATGCGACCTGCAAACCACCTCGCACCGGCAACAGCAAGATAAGTGCAAGGCGGGTGGCAAATCATCATATCCCAACCTTCACCCAAGACCGTCAGCGCGTCGGCGGTGATGTGCTTTCCCGGTCGCTCTGTTGGCTCGATGTCGCATGACCAAGTGTCATGTCCGAGGCGTCCGAAGGCATCGCGTACAGTACCGCTGAACTCACAGGCAATCAGGATTTTCATGTTCTCCCCACTTCCCGCCGACCGAATTCGGCAATCAAGGCGGCGTCAATCAATCCACTGTGAGGCTTGCGGCATTTGTCGCTGGCCAGCCAACAGGCATTAGGCCACAGTCCTTTGGCGACAGCTTCTTCGCTGCCTTTGGCGTAGCCTTTGAGAATGCTGGCCTGCCACTCTTGCGGACGCACCAGGCGATGAGATAGACCGAGGCCACCGATGACACCGAGGCAGATGCCGTAACTCATGCCGAAGTTGAACATCGACGTGACGCCTTGCTTCGGCATGGCGTGTACTTTTTCGAGGATGACATAGCACCTATCTCCGGTCAGTGCTTCAATCTGCAATGCGGCCGCAAGCTGATAGGCATCCACCTGCCGGCCTTTATCCAGCTTGATAGTTGGCATCGGATAGAGGCGGATGCCTTTGTCCGTCAGGCAGGCAATCGCGCCGTCTAAGCCAGGGTCAATGCCGATGATGGTCAAGGTTGGTTCCTTGCAGAAAGAAAAGCCGGGTGACATTTCACCCGGCTTGTTGGGTGATGACTACTTGCGTTCCCACGGCTTGCCGGTTGAGGCGGCTGCTGTCGGCTTTGTTGCAGGCGCGGCAGGCGTGGCGGATGGTCCGCCGACCTTGCGGTATCCCTTCGCGTTGTTGAACTCACCCTTGATGACCACGTTGACCATCAACGGAAGGTTGTGCAGTTCCTCGCTGTTGTTCGGCCGGAGCACGCCAACTGCACGGCAGATTGACGACAGCGTGCCTTTGGCGATTTCGACGGTCTCGGCGGATGCGTTCTTGAGGTTGAGGTTGTCGTTGAACTTTCTCCCCTTGAACTCGCCTTCGATGACCTGCAGCTTGAGGGACAGCATCTCGCCGCCGGCCTTGGTTGGCTTCTCTTCGCTGGCGATGATTACGCACTCGTACCAGCCTTCGGGGAATGGCGGGGGGAACTCATTGGGTTCAACCTGCTCTGCATCGAATCCTGACAAATTGGCCATGTTCTGCGTCTCCGTGGGGGTTGGGGTTGGTTGCTACAGTTTGAAATCGTTCATGAACCACTTAATCAGCTTGCAATGTCCAGCCTCTTCAGTGGAGTTTGGCTTCTTCAGGTTCCTCAAATCCGCTTCAAACTCGGCGTAGATTTGAGGTGTCATCTCGACGAAAGCGGTGTGTTTCGGAAACGTCATCTTGACCCGAAACATGTCTATGTCTTTCGCGCCTGTCGATGACATTGGATTGTCATTGGCGGAAATCGTGTAAAGCACGATGAACGCTGGGATTCCGGCCTTCTTTGCTAGTGCCGTTGTGACCCATGCCACCTTTCGGTCAATCGCACCAGGTGGGTAATCCACACTGGTTTCGATGAGCGCCACAACATCGCTGCCGTATCGGTAGGCCATCCATGTTGTGTTGGGATCTTCGTCCGAATGCTCCGTCGTTAGGATGAAGTCCGCATCAACAATCTTTTGGTCCTGAGCCGATGGCCTGCCGATAAACCGGCTCATCGACGCAATCCTGTGCCACTGAGAGAACGTCTCATCGCGGAAGCCGTGAACCTCCTTGTCCATGGCTACACCACTTTCCATACGATCAACTCGCGACTCAGGACCAGCAACTCCTTGTTGTTTTTGGCCCATTGGACCATCTGCGGATTGCACTGTTCCGAGGAATACGGACACTGCACACGATTCCACAGCCTCAGGTTCTTCGACTTCTCCACGCCTTTGCAGATGTCGAAGACGTGATCGGTGAATTCTCGGTTATCCGCGCTCCACTGCGTTGGCTGGATGATGAGCGAGATTGCGCCGGAAGACTGCTTGCCAGCGATGCCTCGAACAACGTCCACCATGTTCTTGGTGAACTCTTCCAGTGGCATGTTCGCCAGGTCTTCCGGCGAGTCGCTGTATTGGCCTTCCGCCTGCTTCCAGTACGGAGGATCTAGGTATGTTAGTCGCACTTCACTCCACCGCTTTTGCAGCGGTGGCAACTCCTGCACCACGTCGAGCGTGCGTATCTTGTCCTCCATGCCTGGCTTTGGTGCGCGGTCGGAGATCCAGCAGCGGCGCATCCGCTTGCGGCATGCGTCGAGTGTTGAGCCTCCACCACCGAACGGATCAACGACGATGTCAAATGGTTCAGTGAAGAGGTACAGCAAGCGGTCGAGGATTCGTTGTTCGGTGTTTCCGAAGTGCGATGTCTCGTTTGTCTTCTTGGCGAATGACCAGACATTGTAAATTGGCTTCTGGAAGTCATCGTCGGAAAATGTGACTTCGGGAAGTTTCTTCACGTCTGAAGAAACTTCGGAAAGTGCTTCGATTTCATTGCCTGCCTGTTTGTCAGACAAGCCAACGGCATCGCCAATTTCCTGCTGTGTATGACATCGCAGGTACATATCAATAATCTTCTCTCGCCGTTCCTCCCTGTGCTTCTGGTCGATGTCCTTCAGCCAATCCGAGATCTTTGCCGCGCTCGCCTTCAGCATCACGCCGAGCAGCTTCTTAATCTCGGCACGATCCTTGGCCGTGCTGGCGAATGTGTCCCACGATGACTCGTCGAGGTAGAACCTCTGCGCCATCTTCCGCTTGTCGCCTGGTGCCATCTGCAGGCCATGCGCCGCGTTTCTCTCGATTGCCAACGCCAGCAGATGATTGTCGCTTCGCGTCTCGGTGATCACCGCGCGAATGGTTTCACGCTTCGCCAGCTTGTGGCCAGTGAGACGATGCAGGCCATCAATCAAGATGGAGTTCTGGTTGATCTCGATCGGCGGAAGCTGGTCGACATTCTCTGAATACTCTTGTGCCTTTTGCTGGTTGTGTTCGATGCGCGGATAGAGATCCTTGCGAACGACAACCTGGTCGACTGACACTTCAACGACGTTGCTCATAACTCACCACTCACCATTATGGAATTTCCCGCCGTGATACTGGATGTCGGCGGCCTCTTGTGGATACCGCCGCTCTGCTGCCTGTCCTCGTTCTCCCATGCACTTCGCGCAGTAAAAACGCGGAGAACTGCTAACCACGCATCTAACAGTGGCCAGCTTCATCCACTCGCCGCACTCATCGCACTTGCGTGGTTCGTTCATCTCTCATCCCTCCGCCGGGCGCGGCATCGCTGGCACCGCACCACCGCGCCCGGCGCAACTCGGAATTTACTGCTGCATCCCGCCGACGAATGCTTCCCAGCTCAGCGGAATCGAGTCCGGCAGTCCGTATCTGTTTTTTGCCAAGCATGCTGGCCCGCCGACGCATCGCAGGATGCGGTCTCCACCAGATGCGCCAATCGGTGAAGCCTTCGCCTTGCCGCCGTCGTCCTTGACCAGCATGCGCCGCGTGGCGAACAGCACGGCATCGCACCACTCGACCACCAGTGGTAGCGTCGTCTTGCGATGCAGCCGCGGCGACCAGCGGTCGAACGAAGGATTCTCCGGGTCGTCGAACTTCTCGGCTTGTGCATGTGCCAGCAGAATCACACACATGCCTTTGGCGCGGAGACAATCGAGCTGGCCAAGGATGGCACGCCACCAGATGGCAGTCTCGAGGTAACCCTTGCCATAACCGCCGGCCGCCAGTTCAATCGTCTTGACCTTGTGATTGATGCAGATGGCTTCGTGCGTCAGCTTTTCGAGCCAGTCCATGGAGTCGATAACCACGGTCTGAAAGTCGTGTTCTTCGGTCCGCAGGTCGTCGAGCGCCTGTGCTGCTTGACCGAAGCTTTCGCTGCAGTCAATTGACGCACAGTCGATTTCACCCAGTCCACGTTCGATGTCGATGAAGACCGGGTTGGGTGCGGTCGCGGCGAAAGAACTTTTTCCAACACCTTCAGAACCATAAACCATGATTCTCGGTGGCAAGCGTTGCTTGCCTTTCTTGACTGCCAGTGCCACTACATTACCCCCATTTTTCGAGCTGCATCACGAGTCAAAACGATGTCTTCCTTCGCATAGTCGATGGCCTGCGTCTTCTCTTCCGGTGTGCCGTTGTAGTAGCGATGAAAGTGCTGGCCGATGTCGCTCTTTCCGCGCCCGACCAGAAACTTGCCAAGCCGGTCCAGGTTGATTTTGTCGCCGCATCCCATTGAGAAGATGTCCACCAGGTCGATAAACCGTGGGTTGAAGAACCGGTTGCGATCGATGATTCCGAACGGTGTTTTCAGGTCGAGCTTCCACGACCGGCGAATGAGAAAAGGCAGGTCGAAGTGATTGGAGTAGAACCCAATCAAACCGCCGTCTTTCTGCTTGAGTTGCTGGCCAGTCCACTTCCAGAACTCCCGGAGCAACACTGATTCGCGGCCTTCGTGAATGGCAACTTCCTCGGTCTCGTAGTTGCCATAGCCGATGGTCAGAACCTGACCAGTGACAGCCGATAACGCGGCCTTATCCAGCAGTTCTTCCTCATAGTCTGCCTTCTCTTGGACCCACAGCGGATAGCTGTTGAGGCATTCCTCGTTGTATCGCTGTTCAGCCTCGTCAATCTTGGCGTTGATCTTGGCTTGGTCCTTCAGGTTGCCAATCTTGACCGTCGACGGGTCGAACGGTGCAGGCTTGCAGTACGGCCGGAACGGTTCGCACATGCTGAGCACATAATCGCGGTCCAGTGGTCCAGTCTCGATGTCGAATACGGTCATGGTTTGGGTGTCATCAGGCGAACAAAGTAGGCCACAGCAACATTTGCACAGCGGTCATCGAGCATCGCGGCGAGAGCATCAATCTTCTGCTCTTCGGTGGCGTACGACCGGTGAATCTCGTCCAGAGCAAACGCCAGTTGGTCAATTAACTCGTCGGGAAATAGTGGCTCAGTCTGGTGCATATCCCTCTCCAATCACCGGGTTATTTCCCGCCAGTTCTCGCTCGGTCTTGCCATTGCCGGCGTCGTCGTCGTGCCACAGTGGCAGGCCATTGGCATAGCGATAGGCCAGCGTGTCGACCTTGACCTCACTACCTGGCCGGCCAGTACACGGAAAAAAGTCCGGCCGCTTCCATGCTGACTTGGATGGCGACTGCGGCTCGTCGCAGCGCTCTTCTGGCTCGTATGTTTCCTCAGTCTCTGGACGATTCTTGCGCTTTTGTGCCTGCTCCCACGAGTAAACCCGGTAGCAATCCGCACAAGCCTTGTTGGACGATTTCTTGAACCACTGCTTGCACTTGAAGCACCTGGTTTCACCTTTGGCTCGATGGTCGCGGTAGTCCTCAAATGAAACTCCCATCTTCTTCGCGATCCCTCGCATCACAGCTTCTGTTGTTTCGTATCGCATGGTCTGCGGAGTCCTTTCGGGTTAACCCACCAATTTCGGATCGGTGTAAGTCGCCGTGCCATTGGCGGTCGAGACATGCACAACAGGCGGCAGGTCTGATTCGATAACCGGCTCGGTGACTGGTCCGGCTTGGATGCCACGGCGAAGCTCAGCAAGGCGGTTGTGTACGCTGCTGATGATTTCGTGCAGGTGTTTGTCGAAGCACGGTGCGTCTGATTCGTAGGCTTCCAGTTCCACCTTCAGGTCGTGGAGAAAGTTGATTTCGTCCATTGGCGGTTTCCTTTCGGTTTGATTGGCTTGCGTGGTGGAATCGGCGTGCGGATGATGCGGGTGGTGGTCACGGCTTAGCGACCCTGGATGACGTATTGCCTTCCATTAATCGCTCCGCTCGCTCGATGCGTTTTTTCAGCGAGTCGATTTCGTCAGCCAATGCGACTTGGCGTTTCTGTCGACGCCAGTTGCCGCCCTGGCTCTGGTACAGACGCTCCAATTCGATCTGTGTAGACACAAGACGATCAACTAGCTTTCCGTGTGCGATCCCGATGTTGTGAATCTGTTCGGGTGTCATGACCTGACTGCCTCAAGTTCTTTTCGCAACTCAGCGACTGCCCTGCCGACTTGGACCTGCACGACCAAGGATCTTTCAATCCCCGCCCGCGTCGGGCAAAGCGGAGAATTATGCAGCATTTCTTCGTATTGGCGACGAGCCAATTGAAGCCACTCGCCAATGTCTTGGCTCGCCGCAAGCAGTGTGTCAATAACGCATTGCTTATCGCACGGACTCAAGTCTGCCATAATCTCACCTACCTACAGGCGCACCGATAGCGCAGTTGGAGTCACAGGGGAAAACTTCAGAGGTGCCGCGATGGTCGGCGGCGGGTTGTTAGATTACGTCAGTTCTGTTCTTTAGTGACTCTGGAAAACGAGCAATGTAATCCAAAGCCTCGTCAACATTGTGTCCAATCGGGCAGAACTCATCAACGATCCATCCGCCAGTGCGCCCTTGCATCTCAATGGCCATCCCCAGAGGGTACCACTCAACAGAGAGTGATTCGCATCCGATTGCCGAAAGTGCCTTCTTTATCTTGTCCTTTTTTGCGCTCACCGTCTCACCTCCCATCGCCACACTTGATACACCTCGAACAGAAACGCTGCTGAGTACACTGCGACCGTGATTGCGACATCCATGTCGGGTGGTCCTTTGTTAGAGTTCCTCGTCCTCGTCGTCTTCATCAGCAGGCAGTTCAACAACTGGCGTGACGTTGTGGACTGACCGCAGTGCAAACTCCCACATCTCATCAAAGCCACTGCTGCGCCTGGCCTTCTTGGTTGTTGTCTGCTTGACCACTTCCTTGACCTCACCCCAGCAGATACTGCCAACCTCTTCTCCCCACCCGTCGCTTGCGGCGGCGTCGGCGAAGTGGTCAAGGTGTTTTTCCGCACATTTCTTCGCCTCTTCGGCGGTCTTGAAGAGTTCAAATCCGTCTTCGGGGCAGTACGAAAAGTACATCTCACTCCCCAATCCTGTAATCCACTCCCTCGACTCCGCTGGCCACGATGGCGGCGAAACGTCGGTTCCACTCTGAGATTTCGACCAGCTTGTTGTTTATGGCTCGGTCGATGCACTTCGTCACTTCCGTTTGATTCGCCAGATTGAACAGCAGGTCATCATCCATGTAGGACAGAACCCACTTGTTGCGGATGCGGCGAGAGGTGAACCCGCTTCGTGCCAACTCGACTGGCCTGCGTGTCACGACCGGCAACAGCTTGTGCTCGCTGGCCACCTGCAGAGCCTCGGTGAGCGTGGCACAGTTGGCGTTGAAATGCGGGATGTTCGTGTGCTTGCTGTGAATCCGAACCACCCACCCGCCTTCCTGCGTGCGCCAGATCTCCCAGCCATGGACGCCGTATCGCAGGTCGAGTGTGCTGATGTGTGATTCGGTCATTTGGTATCTCTCAGGGTGGGACTCGAACCCACAATCTTCGGATTAATTTGTCCGGTGCTCTGCCAATTGAGCTACCTGAGCGTGTGTCTGGTGGCTGCGGCCGCAGCTTTCGGGCTCCCAGACTCGCCTGCGCCAACTTCGTCCACTGCACCGGTCGGGCAATCATGCGACTGCCGTCTCACCCCGCTGGCCGGAGGGTGTGGGTGGTCACGCCTGCTATTTGGTTGTCTTGACGATTTCCATGGTCTGCTCCTTGTGATGTGAACCCATCCGCACCAGCCGGCCACCTGGCGTTACTCAGGTGAGCGGCGGTGCGTCAGGGGGATTGCTTGGTGAGTGACCCGTTGGCGTATGCGTGGAGCACGGTCCAGGCGATTCGTCGTTCTCTGATTCCGACCTTGGCCAATGGTAAATCGCCTCTGTCGGTCAATCCTCTCAGAGTCCTGATCGACACCCGCAAAAACGCAGCTGCCTCCGCCAATGTCGCAACGCCATCGCGTGGCCAAGTCGCGCTAGACACTATCCCTCGTTTCCGTTTGATTCCCATTTTTTCCTCTCTTTGCCGCTTGTTTCCGAGTAATCTATCGGTCGTCCTTGGAAGTGTCAACGGTAATTCTCAAAAGATTTTCGCGGCCTGATTTCATGTTTTTGGGATTCTGTAAAAAATTCGGTAATTGCTGTTGACAGTGCGGGCCGATCTGATAGGATGTACTCGTCAGACAGACGACCGCCAGCAAGGAAACAGTGATGTACAAGGTTCTTGGAATCAACGATGACGTGACGACCTGCGAATGCTGCGGTCGCTCGAACCTCAAGGCAACCGTCGTCCTCGAATCTGCTGATGGCTCAATGGTCCACTTTGGCAAGGACTGTGCCGCACGCGTGATGACCGGCGACAACAAGTCGTCTGCCGTCAAGTCGATCGAATCTCTGGCCCGCGGCATCGCCTATGCCCGCCGCTGGCTCAACCACACTCCCGCTCACACCGCTGCTGTCGTTGCCAATGCGATTCGCGTTCGCTTCTGCGGCTGCTCTGTTGTCGGCGACTCCCTGTCTTTCCCGAACGGCATTCTTGTTTCCTAGGAGCAATCATGGCAGCAGAGCATGGCACTTATAAGCCACCTTACACGCCAGACTTGGCGAAAGCCGCCGCCGACAACATTGCCAAGCGAGTTCTTGGGATCAGCACTCTTGATACTCGGCACTCCGACAGCCTCGACTTCCATCAGGTTGCCGTGTGGAGCGTTGAGGCCGCACTGAGAGAAGCGTATCAAGCTGGAAGAAACTTCCAGCAATGGGCCGATAGCTTAACCGATGGAGAACAGCGATGAATGAGCAAAGGAGCCGCAGAGTCTCAGGGACTGACCGTCACAGCGTGAGCCTCAACAATGTCAGATGCATTTCTTGGTGATCCAACATGCGACTCCGCGAGAGCGCAGGTCATGCTTGTGCTTCGCGAACATCCAGATTGGCCAAATCACGACGCGAGATTATTACTCTTTCGTGCGGGGTTTTTCGTCGAATCTGCGAAGCTGTGCCTGTCAAACGAAAACGTACTATTCTGGGGGTACTCCCCGCACAAATGCGGACCTGCGGCCGACCTGCTTGAAGAAAACGCATTCACTGAACTTGCCGCCATATTCATGCCTGAGAGCCACTAATGCCCGACACCACCCGCGACAAGCTCCGCTCCTGCCTGCTGGCCTGCCGCGCCATCCTGGCTCAGATCACGAAACGCCATCCATTGCACCAGCAGGCCGCGGAGCGAGTCACCGAGATTGACGCACTGCTCGCCGCCAAGGCTGGCCGGCCGGGAAAGCTCGACCTGGCGGAAGTGTCTCGACTCGCCGCCGAAGGAAAAACGACATCGCAAATCGCGGCGGAATTGGGAGTTACATACTCTGCGGTGTTTCAAGCCAAACAGAAACTGTAAGAAATTACCGATTTTCTGTTGACGGACTCCGGCGGGTTTGTATAATGACACCATACAACCCAACGCCAACCCGGAGCCGAATGATGAAAACGACAGCCAAGACAACCCGCTACACTGTCCGGTATTACGATGGACAAATCTGGTGCACAGCGAATGTCAGCCTGACACTGCGGCAGGCCACGCGGGTCTGCAAGGATCTGGCAACGCGGGGACCGGCCAAGGTCACGGCGATTAAGTAGGATAATGACACAGGGGGCAAGGATGCCCCTTTTCGTTGATGCCTTCGGGCGATTCGGTTTCACATCCACCACTCAGCGAAAGACGAATCATGAGCCACACCGCCATCCGCGTCGACATGGAATGCAACGCTGACGAATTCTGGACCAGCCTCCGGGACGCCCGCCCGGATGTGGCCAAATCGCTGGAACGCAACGGCTGTGCAGTCGTTGGAGCCGAGGCACTTGCGGCGCTGACCAGCCTTGGAGCCTTCGCTGGTGAACCTTCCCCGCTGATTGACTGTGGGACTGCTGGCGACCAATACGGCGACGTCGTGTCCGGCCGGCACGAAGTGATTGAGTAATCAAGACAACGAGACAAGGGGGCAAGGATGCCCCCGCTTTCTTCTGAATCACCACAAAAACACAGGAACAACAAGATGACCGGAACGACAATCACTCATGAAACCTACTTCGTGTTCTACTCTGATCACTCCAAGGGTTCTCCAGCAGGGTTCATGACTCGCGAGGGACTGGACGTGGCAGAGCGAACAGCAGACAGGATGTGTGAATGTGGCTATCAACGCGTAGAAGTGCGTCACGCGGCCAGCATCGCCGAAATCTTCCAAGATGCAGCGTAGCCTATTGACTCTATCGCATCGTCCGCTGTACGCTGATACCCATCATGCACAACCTCATCAGCACAGCGGACGCCGCGAAATTAATCGGCGCATCCAAGTCAACCGTCCTGCGGCTATGCCGCCTCCACACAGTTGGCAGCAAGCTCGGCAACGCCATCGTCCTGACGCCTGAAGACGTCGAGAAGCTTCGCGGCCTATACCAAGGTCGTGTAGGCAATCCGAAGTTCTGGACGGATGCGAATCCCAATCCGAACGCGGTGAAGAAGGTGGCGAAGAAGAAGTCAGCTAAGAAGACACACTAATGTTTTAACTTTTTGTTTGGGGGTGGGTGATGGCGATAGACAAAACCAGAGTGCTTGCAGCAAGAATCTTCAGCGCTGAAGAGATTGACGGCTTCCATGGTTCTGCAACCGCCATGGGACACCCAGGACTGCTCTACACTTTCAACCGAGTCCTTGAGTCCCACGAGAGGATGCGAGCAGAACTGGAAGGTTTGCAGATGCTGTACGAAGAGGCTAGCTCGGGTGGCAGCAGGCCACGCTGATAACGGTGGACTGTGACAGCCGGAAAGACGACGCACGGCCGCGGAGCAATCTGCGGCCGTGGCTATTTGGCCTGCGTCGTCATGGCCAGTCCTGCCAGTCGCAGTGCCACGCTGACCATCGCATCGCCGGGATTCAGCGGATTGACCGCAATGCCCATCCTCGCCGCCGCAATCGCCACCTTGCACGCCTGCCAGTGTGTTGCTTTGCCCGCGGCCTCTGTCAGCTTGGCGGCAATCTCTGCTCTGTGCTCAGCACAGCCACGAATGCCCCACGCATCCATCTGGCGAGCCAGTGTGTCGCATTGGCAGGATTCGGCCGGCGTGATGTCGAGGCTGGCAAAAAACGCCTTGAGCGCCGTCCCCGGCATGCCATGTTTGCTCTGCTCTTCCCACTTTCTCCACCATATCGGCAATGCACGGCACCGCAAGCGCTCAACGCCGGTCTTGATCATCCCATGGCGAGCGCAAAACATGTCATCGCCGCCAGCTGGACATTGGCAGATGGATGCTGGGTGCTTTTCATCGCTGTGGACTGATGGAATGCTCATCCAGGAGTTACCGTGACAGTGCCAGGCCATGTGCATCGCGTGCTGGTTGGATACCCGAAGTCCGTTGAAGCGCTCATTACAAGAGGGGTTGTGCAGTCGTATGGGTCGGCTGGTGTGGCTTTGTACAAGGCATTTCCAATCACAAGATACCACGCACCACTAAAATAGGACAATACGATGTTGACGCCTGGTCCAGAGTCAGGAATATTGGAGCAAATATTGGGAATTGAATCAGGGTCAACAACTCCCCACTCGCAAGCCGAAGAAAGAACGTAGCACTTAAGAATCCAGGTGCCGTCAAGTCTCGTGCAGTCAACTGCCGGCGGCGAGCCACCACTGCAAGTGCCCGGCGTCCCAGAGTTCACCGTACCGCTGAGCGTGAATTCCCATCGAGTTGGTTTAGTTCCGCTAGAACAATGCGTACAGGCAGCGCAGTCGCAGCAATCGCACCCAGGGGTCATCATCCTTAGCACCTCGCCTGAATAATGTCGTATCCAGTGCCATCACCCATCCAGAACACAAATTTCCCCGATGCAATCGCGCCGATTCTGTTGTATGCAGTTATATTGGTTCCGGAGTCAGATCCAGCCGCTCCCATTGGCGACCACACCGACACAGTGACCGTGGCATCAAGCGATGAAGTTGAATCGGTCTTGCCGTAGCCGAATGTCAACGCTGAGCCTCCACCACCACCCGCGCCAAGGTTGATCAGCGCCAGTTTTTCCCCGGTCCCGCTTCCAACCCACAGAATCTGCCCTGGCCCGCTATCGGCAGACTGCAGCTTTGTTGCGTCCCCGTTGACCAGTTCCACGCAGTCGTGGCTGGTACTGGTGATGTTTACATTGGCGATGACTGGCCCCGAGATCACAACGTCAGCGTAATCGTTCCGCCGGCAATCCTGCAGGAGCACGCAGGGAGTGTGCCGCGCAACGCCGGTATTGGGGTTGATTCCGCTTACATAGATCTGCCTGGCCTGCTCATCTGTGTCCTGTGCCGTGCCACCAACAATCTCGTTGATGCACAAGACTTGAAACTTCTCGCGGTCTTCGCCAGAGTCGTTGCGCAGACGTAGGATGACCGGCGGCGCGTACTGAGGCGCATTCCCGCCACGCTGGCCAGTCTGCTTGCCGCTCATCTGCTCAACGGTGCGAACCGCGCGAACCACACGTTGAGCCGTCTGATAGTCAAATTGAACCGGGTCTGTGGCAGTTGGCTCAGGCATATTTCGCTCGCATGTCTGCCTTTAGTCCGTGAATCCCTTTGCTGCCATCCTGGTCCCAATAGAACCAATCACCTTCAGCGAGCCTTGGCCAGCCTTGCGGAAATTCATAATGCCTGAACGTAATCAACTCTTCCGCGAGTGAACCGATGTGCTTGCAGTCGCAAAACACGTCGCCGTCCGCCAGAGGTTCGAGTACCACGCATTCCCACATTAAGGCACCGTCTGGAAGATACCGCCGCGGATGATCGGCTCATTGCTCAGCGTGACACGCTCAGAGACCTGCACGTTTCCGCCGTACTGCGTCAACTGGCTGATGGTCGCAACGTGGCCAGCCGGAACAGCCACACGCAGCGTGCCACCGTAGACGTTGACGACGTTAGCACCAGTGCCGCGCCACTCGACCGTACCACCGTACAAATTGAACGTGCAGACGTTGGACCCGACGTTGATTCGCATCAACTGCAACTGCGTACTGTCGACAATCAGCGATGTCACAGTGCCAAACGTCAGTTCCGTGCTGCGGTACTCTGGATACCCGCCGGGGTTGTAGCTCGGCAATCCAACTGGCCCGCGAAAGCCGTTGATGACCTTCAGCGATGCCAGGTCAATTCCGGACTGATCCAGGCCATAGAGGATCGGCGTATTGCTGATAAGACCATCGAAGAACGCATCATTGGTATCAATCAGCGTGGCATTGGTCAGGTCGTTGTCGCTTCCGTTGGCGGTGACGGTGGCAAGCACCAAGTCTTCGGTCGCTGTGGCGTTGCCGTCTGTGTGACCAGGCGTGACAGTAAACGGCCGGCCGGCCTCGGTGGAGGTCAGCGTAATCTTCGTCGTGCCGTCCGTGGCGGTGAATTCGCTGAACTCACGCACGCCAGCCGTTACCGCCGTGGCAATCGCGGCAACCAAGCCGGTGCAGACGTTGGCCACGGTCGCCGCAGTCGCGGTAAAGCTGACCACCTTGTTGCCGCAAGTGATCGTGAAGATGTCGCCGATACCGACGTTGCTCGGCGTCAGTGTCACAACCTGCGTTGCCTTTTGGCCGTTGCCGGTCCAGATGTTATTCGCCATGTTGGACCTTACGCAGGATTAGGATTGATCTGCAGGAGATTGAAGTCTTTTTCTGCGCAGATATGGAACGGAATGTAAACCGGCTGCGGTGCGTTTGGGTCGTTGAGATTCAACGCCGTGCCGTTTTCGACCAGCCGGCCACCAGCCCCGTTGAGCAATACGGGTGACGACACGAGGGAGTTGGATTGAAAGTCACGCAGCGGGCGCGGAGCACTCAACACCAGGTCAGACTGCGAAGGGATGCTGCCGTCCGCGGCCTTGCGTGGCTCCAACTCCCGCCCCATCGTGCCGCGGTCCAGCACATACTCCACCCAGCCACCAGCGGCGTCATTGGGTACCTCAAACACCTTTTTCTGCACAGATCCATTGATGTAGACAGATCTTTGTACCCGCGTGGAACCGACTTGCTTTGATGGAGCCTCTTTGAGCTTGAAGGCAACTTCGTAGCTCACCCGCCAGAACTGAAG